CGTAAAGCCTGCGAAAAAGCTTTTATAGAATGCGGTGTAGAGCACATTCTGCCACCCAATGAAGGGCAAGATTGGAATGACGTTTGGTGCACTAAAGGCGCTGAAGCTACAAAAAAGCTACTACAGCCAGTAAATGTATTAGACGAGGTTATATTCCCAGATCAGGCGCAAGTTCAGCTAAATACAAAATATATAGTTAAAAACTGGTTCAGCGAAAATACAATCTCGCTTATCTATGGACCAAGCAATGTAGGTAAATCTTTTTTCGTTACGCATTGCGCTTGGCATATCGCTGCAAGTGAAGAATGGTTAGGGAGCAGAGTGAATGGAGGCTGCGTGCTCTTACTTGCTACAGAAGGTGGCTATCTATATCAAAATAGAATTGTAGCGCTGCAACAAAGCTATCCAGAGCATACAAATGTTAAGCTTGCAGTAAGACCTAGCCCAATAAATCTATATGACGCTGAAGAAGATATAGCAAAAGTAAAAGCTATTATCAGCGAACTAACAAAAAAGCATGGGCCAGTAAAAATGTTAATCATAGATACACTCGCAAGGGCTACATCTGGCGGTCATGGGTTTGATGAAAATGACAACTCGGCAATGTCTCGCTTTGGTGCAAAATTGGACGAACTGAGGGATGAAACAGGCGTTCATGTGTGTATCGTCCATCATTCTGGAAAAGATAGCTCTAAGGGCGCTAGGGGCGCTAGTTCGCTAAAAGCGCTGGTGGATACAGAGGTTGAGCTTAGTCAGGACGAAGGGTCAAAAGTAAGGACCGCAAAAGCGACAAAGCAAAGAGATATGGAAACTGGCTCAGAAATTAACTTTATACTGGAAATAGTGGAGCTAGGCCGCGACTCAGACGATGAGCCAGTGACAACTTGCGTTATTCGAGAGGCTACAAAAGATGAGATGGAAGACGCGACAAATGAAACTAGGCCGCAAGGAGCAAACCAAAAGCTGTTTAAAAAGTGCTTTATGCAACTCAGGGGCGAGAAGGTAGGCGGTGCCAATCCAACAGGGGCAGGGTTCCCAGAAGCACGCAAGTTTTGGTGCATAAATAAGGAGGATTTAGAAGCACATTTTAGCGGCAAAGTAACAACAAAAAACCCTCCTCAAACCTTTACCCAAACACTCACGAAATTGATCGAAAAAGGGTATTGTGAGATGAATGAGGGTAAAATATGGATAATTGCCAAAGAAGGGCGTTTAAGCTCAAGTGAGGAGGTTTCACCATTTTAGCGAATGCAGCAAAAACAATAGGTTATAGGGAAAAACCGTGAGAAACAGTGAAAAACCGTGAAGAAATAGTGAAATCGGTTCAGCTTCACGGTTTCACGGTTTTATATATATAAATAAAACCGTGTAGTAGTGAACACGTTAAAACACGTTATGGATTTTGAGTTGGAGAGAATAAAATAAAAATGGATATTTGGTTGCAGAAAAAAATAGATTCTGGAGAGGCTTGGATTGTGCCGCATGGAACGAATAAATTTAACAGGTTGCAGGGCTTTGAAAGTAAGCTTGCAAGTATCACTGATTTGGAGGAATTGCGTGGCTTCTGGGATAGGTCAAAGGTGCTAGGGGTAAAGCTTCCAAGTTGGACGGATGAACAAAAGCAAGCAATGAAGTTTAGAGCAATGCAGATTAAAAAGGAGAAAGAGCAGTGACTAAAACAATACGAGCAGGATTACTTGAGGAAGCAAACAAGATTTTACATGGGCGACGCTCTGAGGATTACGGGAGTGTTGAAAGTAATTTCGGACAAACTGCAGCGCTTTGGAATATTTATCTTGAGCGACGTAAGAGCATAGAGCCGCACGACGTTTGCGCAATGATGGCATTGCTGAAGATTGCTAGGTTATCGCATAAGCCAGACTATGACGGGGCTTTGGACCTAGCAGGTTATGCCGCATGTTATGCAGAGGCCGCGAAATTAGCGCCGCCAGTGAGCCAAACGGCAAAAAGCAAGGGTAAGGCTAGGAAATAAAAAAAGGCCACTCAGTGAGCGGCCTAGTTAGGGAAATAGGTTTGCTTATTTTGCTTTAGTTTTACTTTTAGGCGGCCACTGGATGTCGTATTCTGCAAATCTTGCAAGTTCCCATTCTGTTGGCTCTGTACCAAAAGCATTATCTAATAAATGAAAACCTCTCTCTAATTTGCCAACGTCTGACATATAAAGATCATGACATTCGTGCAACATGTATACAACATGCTCAAGCGTTTTCTTTAACTCCGTTATTGCCTTAACTTGTTTTTCATTCAGTGAATTAAGCGTCTTAGCGTTTGCAATATATTTTTTTGCTTCTTTTTGAAAATGTTCTTTTGTCATCGGTTTGATTCCTTCTTGCTTTGGTTTTACTTGTAAATTGAAATTGAGAGGTAGCTATCATCATTGAAGCTTAAATTATGCTTTTTAGTTCCTACCGTTTCATAGATTGGGTATCCGTGTTCATTTTTTACGATACGCCCATTCTTATGCTTCTTAGGTTGTCTGTCTGGTTCGCTTATCTCAACATGAAGGTAGGTTTCGCAATCGTCTAAATATATTGCACCTTCAAAGGTTTCATTGAGTTTCTTCTCAACTGCCTCCATTAGGTCGTAGTAAGTAAGTTTAATTTGCATTGGTTTTTCCTTATTAATTTTCTAATTCTGTGACAACAGCCGCCGACATAAAGCAAAGCCCTATTTCTTTTGGGTCAAGCTTACTAGCTATGTCAAAAGCATATTGTAAGCATTCTTTGGCCTTGTCATTACTTGGAGCAGTTGCAGCAAGATGAATTGCTAATGTAAAAGCGTCTGATGCGTTGTTTATCTCTATTTCGTTTGTCATTGGTTTTAACTCCTTTGCTTAATTAAAAATAAATGCCCTTCACAGTCTTCTATTTCTTCTTCATTCCATAAACGTACGTTGTCATCGTCTGGGTGACATAAATAGACTTCAAAGCCTTCAGCAAAAGAAACAATTGCAAATGTCATGTTATATGTGGTGTGCTCAAAGTCTGTCATTGGTTTGGTTCCTTATTATCAAAGCTTATTTAGCATGGCCCTTTAACAGGGCATGTATTAGTTTGGCTTCTTTTTTCTTTATTGGCTTTTTTGATGCGTTAATTGCTTTATCAATAGATTTCTTATTGTAGCTTATGTTTTTCATTGGTTTAACTCCCTAAGTATTGAATTATATACGGCGCAAGAAATACAGCGCTAGTAAAGAATAAGAATGTAATAAAGCCTAATATGAATTGTATTTCTGGGGTATTCATTTGTTTTCACCTACAATGCTATCAATATAATCTTGTGTAACCTTGCGGCCTACATCTGAGCCACCAAGATACTTATTGATATGCTTTGATGTTGTGGGGCTGTAGTGTGTAGACGTTCTAAACGCGCCTTGATTATCCCACCCTGCAACTGGTGTATTATATGAGAATAAAACTGACATGCCGTTAAAGTTAAGCTCTGTCATGTTTGATGCGATTGTGTTTAGTTTCATTGGTTTTCCCTCCTATTAAACTTTCCATTCTTCTATTTCTTTTCCTTGTGCAAAGTCTAACAAGTCAGAAGCCAATAGCGCTGCTTCTGCTCTTGTTAGTCGTATTTGCTGGAAAATGTGATCTACTGGTGATGGTGTTATATCTTTTGCTCTTTGCACTAACACTATACATGCGCCTGTAGACAATCCTCCTGAGAATCTCGTAAGCGAAACGCCACCAAACTTTGACTCTTCTGTTTTTGATTTGAGTTCTGTTGACATTATCTTGATACCTCATCGACTCTTAATATTGTGTACCCCCAATCTGGATTATACCATTTGTCATGGTTGCAGATTTGATCAAATGCGCTTCCCTCATTGGCGGCACATATATTATATATAGTATGTCCAACATTAAGCTTTATTAGATACTTATTTAATTGCATTGGCTTTCCTTCTCTTATTGTTTATATCAAAGTTATATCATGATATAATAATGATATGCAAGAAAAAAGAAAGCAATATAATCAATAACTTATATGGATTTTGTAAAAAGATTTATTGAGAAATGCGACACAGAACACACTAAAGCACAAGCCGCGCACGGGCGCACGCGATTACACTTAAGTAAAACTTAAGTCAAGCTTATTGTTTTTCATTGTTCATACTTTGCCAAACTTAGTACAATCAAGAACCGTAATAACGGCATTATGGCAAAGTGTTAACATAATACATATTATGCGAAATATCATTCTGATATTATCTGCTAGGATTTTCATAGGTTTGGTCTGTATTGTTTTAAGTCTGGCAAAGTATAAACATTGGTGTGCAATGGTATACAATTGACCCCCCCGTCTAGCCCCCACCCCTACCCCTATTATTATTATACATTCTCACACACCAAATTTTGTGTTATATTTTTCGCAGGGCTGCGTTTGTTCCATACATGCTTAGCTTCCTCCCAGCTGGGTAAAGCGTAGCCCCCCCATGCCCCCATTGCTTTTGCAGCAATATCACAGTAATATTTCCGAAAAACAAACGTGGAGCATAGCATGGCAGGTAAGCCTTTAGCTAAAAAAACGTTAGCTGAGTTGTCTCGCAGGGGTGGTGCTGAATATGTGCGTGAGTGGTTGCTTGAGGGCAAGTCCTTGCGTGATTTAGCTGCTAATCTTGATGTAAGTCGGGGTTATTTCAACAATTTGATGCTGAAGAATGAGGATTATACCCGTGCAATTGATGCGGCGCGTAAGGATGCTGCAGATGCACATTTTGAAGCAGGTTTTGAAGCTATATCTGATTTAAGCCATCGTAGACAGCGTGAGGTTATGGAGGCGCTTAGTGGTGAGCGTGATGTAAGTGAGTCCAATGTGAGCCAGATTGATCTTGGTTTGCTGAAGCAGAAGGTGGGCCAACATAATCTTGCAGCGCAGGCGTATAATCCTGAGAGGTATGGCACGCGCAATCAGCAGAATGTGCAGATTAATATTGGTGATTTGCATTTGGATGCGTTGCGTAAGATGAAGGTTGTGCAGGGTGAATGATTTAGCAAGCAATACGATGCTGGATTT